CACTGGGTGGGCCGGGAGTTGCGGGGGACGTGCGATAGCTCGAGCGACAGATAGTTCCTGTCTCCGCTTCGCAACCCTTGGAAGGACCCCCGCACAAGATGTCATCCCCGACCGATCAGATTCTCGCCGGTTATGTGACCGAGATCGAGGAGCGCCAGGCGTTCATCGACGGTCTCATCAAGGCGACCCAGGACAAGGGCGAGGACCTCGACGACGGCAAGCTCGAGCTCATCACCCGCGCCCGCGACCGCATCAGCAAGCTCAACGATCAGATGAAGCCGCTCGAGGAGTCGCGGCGGATCGCCGGCGATTCCAAGCAGCGCATTGAGCAGCTCGCCGCGTTCATGGACGGCCGCGAACGCGCCCCTAAGGACGTGCAGTATCGCTCCGCCGGTCAGTACACGATCGACATGTGGCGCGCCGGGCTCGGCAACACCGACGCCCGTGAGCGGCTCGAGCTGTTCAACCGCGCCGCCGCGCATCAGACCACCGGCGATAACCCGGGCCTGTTGCCGGCGCAGATCCTCGGCCCCGTCGTCGATTTCGTCGACAACGCCCGGCCGCTGATCAACGCCCTCGGCCCGCGTCAGCTGCCATCCGGGAGCTGGTCGCGTCCCGTGATCACCCAGCACAGCCAGATCGCCGCGCAGTCCGCGGAGAAGACCGAGCTCGCGTCGCGGAAGATGACGATCGGCAAGCTGCCCGTCACCGCGGTGACCTACGGCGGCTACGTCAACGTTTCCAGGCAGGACATCGACTGGACGCAGCCGCAGGTGATGGACATCGTGATCAACGACCTCGCCGGCCAGTACGCCATCGTCACCGAGTCGGCGGCCGGCGCGGCGTTCAGTGCGGCGGCGACGGCGGGGACGGACCTGCCCGCGACCCCCACCAGCGGCGATGTCGCCGGCGCGTTGTGGGCGGCGGCCGGGGCGGTCTACACCGCCACGGGCGGCGCCGGCGGTCTGATCGCCGCGGCCGCGCCGGACATGCTCTCCCTCCTGGGGCCGCTGTTCGCGCCCGTCAACCCCCAGAACGCCCAGTCGACCGGGTTCTCCGCCGGCCAGTTCGGCCAGGGCGCGATGGGCGCCGTGTCCGGGATCCAGGTCGTCGTCAGTGCCGGTATCCCGGCCGGGCAGATCCTCGTGGCGTCCTCCGCCGCGGCGGAGATCTACGAGGACCGCATCGGCGCGCTGCAGGTCGTCGAGCCGTCCGTCCTCGGTGTCCAGGTCGCCTACGCCGGGTACTTCGCGCCGCTCGTCGTGGCGGGCCCCGGCATCATCAAGATCGTCAAGTAAATGGCGACCGACTGGTACGCCCCCAACCAGCAGGCCGTCCGCGCGGACGGGTCCGGGCCCGCCGAAGAAGGCAACGGCGGCAGCACCCCCACCCCCGAACAGGCCAAGAAGTCCGAGGGGTCGGAGAAGTCGCCGCAGAAGTCCGAGCAGAAGTCCGGCGGCCGGCGGAAGTCGGAGTGAGCTGAGCGTCGTGAGCTACGCCACCGCGGACGAGCTGATCAGGCGCCTCAGCCTGCAAAGCCCGTCCGCGGCGGCGTCCGACGCCGCCCAGCAGTGCCTCGACGCCGCCACCCAGGAAATCGACTCGCACCTCGGCTGGCTCACCACCGGCCCGCCCAGCCTGACCGCTGAGCAGACCGCGCTGCTTACGATTGTGAACCTCGACCGCGCCGCTGAGCACTGGCGCCTCACCCCCTACGGCGCGCTCAACCAGGGGCCCGAGCTCCCGCCGGTCCTGACCGCCCGTGACTCGTTTTATCGCCACGCCCGCAAACTCGCCTCCCTCCAAACGAGCTGGGGTGTGGGATGAGCAGCCTCCCCGACCTTCTGCTCGAGGTCGCCGGCGCCCTGCACCCGCTCGCCGACGAGATCCCGGACCTCAACGTCTACCCCTACTGGTGCGACCTCCCGACCCCGCCGGCGTTGGACGTCTACCCGGGCAGTCCGTTTCAGACCGCCGCGGCGTTCGGCGCCGGCAACAACCAGGTCTTTCTCACCGTCCGCGCCAGGGTCGCGATGACCGACCCCACCAGCGGCCAGCTGCTGCTCTTGCGGATGCTCGACCCCAGCGACGCCGCGTCCGTCGAGGTCGCCCTCGAGGACGCTGTCGTGGTGACGGAGGCGGGGGTGTCGGGGTTCACGCAGTACGCCGACGACGCGCCCGTCAATGAGCGGATGCTCGGCTGCGAATGGCGAGTTACGACCTACATCTAAGGAGACCCCCGTGCCGAAGCGCATCGCCCTCAAAGACCACGTCAGCGTCGACGCGGTCGACCTGTCCGACTTCGCCCGCAAAGTCGAATTTGAGTCTGAGCATGAGCGGATCGACGTGTCCGGGTTCAACGCGACGGGCGCGAACGAGTTTCTCGCCGGGCAGACCACCCAGTCGGTGACCGTCGAGTTCTACGGGTCCTACGGCACCGGCGAGGTCCACCAGACCCTCTACCCCATCCACAGCACCCGTGAGGTCGTCGCGTTCGCGTGGCGGCCCGATCAGACCGCCGCGGTCGGCGCGGCCAACCCGCAATTGGAGGGCAACGTCCAGGTCCTCTCCTACAAGCCGGGCGGGACCCGCGGGGACGCCGACACCTTCGAAGTTGAGTTCACCGCCGCCGACGCCGCCGGCCTCGCGTTCGTGACCAGCGCCGGCGGCTGAGCACATGGCCGGTACGCTCGCCGTCGACGGCTACGCCGAGCTCCTCCGTGGGCTCAAAACCGCCGACCGCGAAACCCGGCTCGGGGTCCGCGCCACGCTGCGGCACGCCGGCGACGCGACGCGCGCCGCCGCCACCAACCGCCTCTCCGCCGTCGACACCCGCTCCGCGGCCGGCTACAAGGTCCGCGTCCGCCAGCGCGGCGTCGCCGTCGAGCAGTCCCTCAAGCGCACCACCGGCCAACACCCGGAATGGGGGGCGTATCAGATGCGCCACGCCCTCATCCCGGCGGTCGAGGACACCGAGCCGGAAACGAACCGGCGGATGGAAGCCGCCCTCGACCTCGTCGCCGCCCACTTCAACCACGGAGGCGTCTGACATGGAGCTTGTCGTTGCCGGCGTCAAACCCTATGACGGGTCCTACCGGCTCGATTTCGAGCAGGAGCTCACGACGCGGGAGTGGGGGTGGGTCAAGCGCCTCGCCGGATACTTGCCGATGGCGGTCACCGACGAGGCGTTCGGGGATCCCGAGCTCGCGTGCGTGCTGACCGTGATCGCGATGCGCCGCAATGGCCGGATCGACGCCGGCGAGGTCCCCGGCGTGTTCGACCGGCTCGCCGACGCGCCGTTCGGGGCCGCCATCACCGTCACCGACCAGGCAGACGACGGGGAGGGGGACGACCGCCCTCCGGTAGCCGGGCCGAACGCGAGCGCCAGCACTTCTGGCGACGCTTCGCCGACGAGTTCGGAGACCCCGGCAACCGCCCCGAGTCCTATTGGGACGCCCGGCTCGGCTACTTCTCCGTCCGGCCCGTTGACGTTGGCGAACTGACGCCCGGCCAGATGCTGCACACCGTCGACCTCTTCGCCGCCATCTACGGGGGCGCCAACTAGATGGCCCGCAAGATCGCCGTCGAGATCGTCGGCGACTCCCGCTCCCTCGAGCGGGCATTCAAGCGATCCGCGGACGGCGCGGGCAAGTTCGACCGGCAGATCTCAAAGACCGGCCGCGGCCGCAAAGCCTTCACCGGGCTCACCAAGGGCGCCGGGCTGCTCACCGGGGCGCTCGGGGTGGGTGGGCTGACGACCGCGGTCAAAGCGTCCTTCGACGAAATGCAGCAGGGGCAGAAGGTCGCGGCGCAGACCGCCGCCGTGCTCAAGTCGACGCGGGGGGCTGCGAACGTCACCGCCGGCGACGTCGACAAGCTCGCCACGGCGCTGATGAACAAGAGCGGCGTCGACGACGAAGCCATCAAATCGGGCGAGAACCTCCTCCTCACGTTCACGAACATTCGCAACGGCGTCGGCAAGGGCAACCGGATTTTCGACCAGGCCACGGGGACGATCCTCGACATGAGCACCGCGCTCGGCCAGGACACGAAGTCCTCCGCGATTCAGCTCGGCAAGGCCCTGAATAACCCCATCAAGGGGATCACCGCCCTGCAGCGCGTCGGCGTGTCGTTCACCGACGGCCAGAAGAAACAGATCAAGGCGATGGTCGACAGCGGCAACACGATGGGCGCCCAGAAGGTCATTCTCAAGGAGCTCAACAAGGAATTCGGTGGGAGTGCGGCGGCGGCGGGGAAGACGCTCCCGGGGCAGTTGAACAAGCTCAAGCAGTCCGCCTTGAATCTCGGCGGGGCGGTCGCGCAGTCGCTCACGCCGATGATCACCGACGCGACCAAGAAGATGGTCGCGTGGCTGCAGAACGGCGATAACCAAAAGAAGGTCATGGACACCATCAAGGGCGCCGCCGTGACGCTCGGGGCCGCGGTGCGGTTCCTGCGCGGCGCGTTCCGCGGTCTGTCGCGCGCGGTCGGCGGGAACCGCAACGCGGTCATCCTCCTCGTCGGCGCTTACGCCAGTTTCAAGGCGGTGCAGATCGCCGGGCGGGTTGCGACGCTCGCGGGCAGCCTGCGCGGGCTGCGGCGCAGCACCGTCCGCGCGACGGGCGCGACCCGCGGGCTGCGGGGAGCCGCCGGCGGGCTCCGCGGGTCGCTCGTCGGCAAGGCCGGCGTCGCCGGCGCCGTCGCGCTCGCCAGCTACGAGCTCTCCAAGTTGTTCCGCAAGATCCCGAACTGGGACCGGCTCGCCAAAGAGCTCGGCGGGAACCTCTACGACCTCGCCGTCAACCTCGGGCTCGCGACCGACGCGATGGCGAAGTTCGACGGCAAGGCCGCCCCGAGCCAGGCCGCCGGCGTGCAGATCCGCAACCAGGCGCGGCGCCTCGAGGCCGGCGGTCTCACGCCCCGCCAGGCCGCCAACCGCCTCGCCGGCCAACACCCCGGCGTCGCCCGCCGCGACATCGACGCGCTCGCCGGCGTCCGTGGCCGCCGGCCGACGTACAACATCAACAATTTGGTCGTCAACGCCGGCAACGCCAAGCAGCTCGAGGGCGAGCTGACCCGCCGCTCCAAGCGCCGCCAGCACAAGCGGCACGGCACCTGATGGCGGTCCTGGTGTCCGTCGCCGTCGACCCGCCGGCGGGGACCGTCGCGGCCGGCGACAGCCTCGAGTTCGACGCCGTCGGCACCTACGACGACGCCAGCACCCGCGAGCTCACCCCCTACGAAGTCACCTTCACCACCAGCGACCCGGCCGTCGCGACGGTCGGCAACAGCGATATCACCTATGGGCTCGTCTACGGCCTCGAGCCCGGCACCGCCACCCTGACAGCGACCGCCACCACGGGACCGGCGGCGGCGGCGGCGGTCACCGTGACCGACATTCCCGCCGACGCCGCCACCGCCCCCCAAGCCCGCTTCAGCCTCGCGTTTGGCTCCGCGACGCTCGACGCCTACCCGAACTGGACGGCGATCGACGACTACCCCAACCTCGTTACCAGCTATTCGATCGACCGTGGCCGCGACTACGAGCTCGACCAGTTCGACACCGGCACCGCGACCGTCCAGATCCTCGACCCCGAAGGGATCCTCGA